GTGGCAGCTACCATAAATGCAACTATAAAAAGTGAAACTGCTAATAGTTATGTCACATTGACAGAAGCTAATAGTTACTTTGAAACAGTGCCAGACTCAACAACCTGGGATAATAAAACAGACGATCAGAAAAACAGATCATTGATAGCAGCTACAAGATGGATTGATACTTTTGTATATCAGGGCGATAGATGTGACGAAGATCAGGCATTAAAATTTCCAAGAACAAATTATCAAGTAGATAGAGTTGAACTATCCTGTAGCACTATTCCAAACAATATTAAATATGCACAGTATGAGTTAGCTAGGGCATTAGCAAATGATACTGGTGCTATTACAGGAACTACTGGTAAAGATGGTAATTTTTCTGAAGTAAAGCTAGGAGATATTGAAGTTAAATATAATACTGACAGCCAGGGAACAGGATCAATAAATAATATTTTAGATGTTTACCCTTGGCTACAAAGTTATCTTGGAGCGTATATGCTAGGTGGAGCAGGAACTTTCCAACTAAGGGCGGTTAGAGGCTAATGGCAGGACAACTAGATACAGCACTAAAAAACATTGCAAAACAGGTTGTTGCTCAACTTGGCGATTCTTTAGATACAACTATTGTTTACACAAGAAAAGGAGTATCAAGTTATAACAATACAACTGGAGAATACATAACAGTAGACACGAACTACACGATAAAAGTTCCTATTGAATTTGTTAGATCAACAGAAGAAACAGGTTTTCAAGAGAATGTGGCAAGACTATACATAACACCTGATTTGATAGGAGATAATCAACCTTTATTACAAGATGAAATCACTTTGACATTTTCTGGATCTAGTAGAGGTTGTAAGATAACTAATATTCTTACCCAGAAAGGTGGTCAGGAATATTTATTTAGAGTTGACGTTATTTTCTAATGAGTTTAGTAAACGCACGAGCAGCATTTGAAACCGCAATACTAGATGCGGTAACAGACGCAGATCCTACTGTTTCTGTAATTTTCGACAATATGCCGTTTAGTACTCCAGGTAAAAACAAAAAGTATGTGATGGTAAGTTTAGATTTTGGACAATCTACTACCCAAACACAAGGAGCAGCACAAACTTATTATTCTGGATCTATAAGATGTGGAATTATGACTCCACCACATAAGGGAAGTGCGGAGGCATCTGCTATAGCTGAAACAGTTATTACAGGTCTTACTTCTGTTAACGCTTCTACTTACACAGATACATTTTCTGTAAGTCCAAGAGTACTACAAGTAGAAGGACCAACCTCTGTAAATGTTGAAGAGGATAGTCATTATTTATCTGTTGTAAGCTGCGACTTTACTGCTAATGGCTAAAGATTTTAAAAAACACTTTACTAAAGATTTAGGAAAGGCAATAACTAGGGGAAGAAAAGAGGTTGCAAGGACAGTAACTCGTTCTTTGATCGAACAAGGTCCGTGGTGGACAGGAACATTTGGAGAAAACTGGATAGTTTCAAAAAATCCTGTAAAACCAACCAAAAAAAGAAAACCAGACTTTCCATACTACATGATGCCTAAAGGAACAGCTAGGCAAATAAAAAATCCAAGAGTTCCAAATGTAACACTAAATCAGGATTTATTTGTTGGTAACAGAGCTAAATATGCTGGCTTTGCGATAAACGCACCAGGGCAAACTTTACCTAATTTCAAAAATGAACAAGTAACTTATGCTGAACATTTTAGTGCATCTACAAGTCCTACAGCCAGAGGACCAAATTGGTATGTTGTTTACACAAAAGGAGGGTTTATTAACAAAGACATAGCAATGGCATTTAAAAAGGTTGGCTTTAAGTAATAAAGTAGTAGTATAGTTAATAGATAATAAAATTATTTTTGCATGGTAACAGAAAGAGCAATCGACAAACTAAAGAAAGCCTTTAGTGTAGACAACAAAAGCAGTTATGAAATCTACAAAAATGGCCAGGTAATCTTGAAGGTTTACTGGACACCTTTAACTATTGCTGATAGAGACACAATAAATACTACTCTAATAAAGGCAAACAGAGGCCAGGAAGAGGGTAGTTTGGACTTTGCACTCCAAGTAATTATTGGTAAGGCTGAAGATGAAACTGGTAACAAGTTATTTAGTGAAGCTGATAGGGCAAGTCTTAGAAGAGAAATACCATTGTCAGTATTGTTAGAACTTATGACAAAGATGCAAGAGTTGGGCGAGGAGGCTACCCCTGATGCCGTAAAAAGCTGAGTTAAAAAAGAATAGCTACCTTCATATGCAATTTTTTATTGCAGAAAAGTTAGGCATGACATTAGTTGAAGTACGAAACAAAATGTCTTTGGAAGAAATGTATGGCTGGAACGCATATTTCAACCATAAAGCTGAACAAGAAGAAAAAGCATACGAAGATGCAAAAAGAAAGGCTCAAACTCGCAAGGTACGCTAAACTAGGTTTAATGTTTTACCTAGATTAGTGGCATCTAATTACGAAGTTAATATAAAACTAAATACTAGAACTGTTAATAAACAGCTAAATAATCTTGAAAAGCGTATATCAAAGTTAAATAAATTAGCTACAGGAGGAAGAGCAAGCAGAACTGTATTACAGAATGAGAAGCATAAGATTAATTTAGCAACAAAAAGATTACAGATAGAGAATAGAAATTTAAGAACTAAACAAAAACAACTAAAGGTAGACAGAGATCAATTAAAAGTAGAAAAGCAAACTGCTGCTGCAATAAGTAGACAAACTAAAGCAGTTAGAAAACCAGGAACTAGACCTACTTCAAATATACCTTTAGGTCCTAGCTCTCCACTTAAATTTAGTCCAATGGGTCAAATGCTCCCTGGAAAAGGAACCGCACCTGGTGGTGGAGGTGTTTTATCAGGAGCATTGATAAGTGGTGCATTTCCATTGTTATTTGGACAAGGACCATTAGGTGCTGCTGCTGGTTTTACTGGTGGATTGATTGGTGGAAAATTAGGAGGACAGACAGGGGGTTTTGCTGGAGGTTTAGTTGCTACTGCATTACTAACTCAAGTACAACAAATTACAGATTCCACGGCTAAATTAGGTCAGGCATTTAATAGACTGACTCCTGACATTGAAGGATTGACTAAGGCTTTAGGAGCAAATGGAACAGAAAGAGAAAGACAGATACAACTAATTAAAAAGACAGAAGGAACACAAGCTGCACTAGCAGCCGTAACTGAACAGATGAATAAGGCTATAGGTGCAGATGCGGTTAAAGGACTGAAAGATTTTGGAGAGGTAAGCAGATTAATAGGAAACCAATTCCAAATATTAGGAACAAAAATGCTTGCTGCATTACTACCTGTTCTTAACTTGTTGGCTACACCTTTTGCTGGACCAGCACAGAAAGCAGAAAGAGATAGACTTGCGGAAGTAGGAGGATCAGCAACCGATCCAACATTACAGGCTTTACAAACTGAGTTAGCAAATGTATCTGGTGGCACGGGAAGATCAGGAGCTAAACAGGCAGAGAAAGAAAGAGCAAGAATACAGGCACTAATAGAAGCTAGAAAAGAAGAGCTTGCAACAATAGGAAAAACTTTAGAGAGACAAAAGACTATAAATATGATTGAAGATTCTAGGTTAAAGAAGGTAAGACAACAAAATGCTTTATTACAGGCAAAGATTGATGGTAATTATGAGGAAGTTTTATTAGCACAGGAACTTGATGCAAAGATAAAAGAAATGATTGAAGATGGAGCGACTTTAGAAGAACTAGATGTAAATAAAATTGAAAATTTATTAAAACAAAATAATTTATTAGAAAAACAAGCAGAGCAAGCTGAAAGGGTAAGACAACAATTTAAATCATTAGGTCAATCACTTGCCACAGATGTTGCTGATGGTTTACAGGGTCTTATCCGTGGAACGTCCACGCTCAACGATATGCTCAATAATGTACTCAATAAATTAATTGATGCTGCATTTAACATGGCATTATTTGGTAATCCAGGAGGGCAGTTAGGTAGTGGAGGATTATTTGGTTCGATATTTGGTGGACTTGGTTCAATCTTTAGTAAAGGAGGAGGAGGTTTACCCACAACTGGTCAGTTAGTTGCTGCTGATAATTTAAAATATGGAAACACATTTCCTGCTGGTTCTTTTGCTAATGGTGGTTATGCCCAAAGAGGTAAATCTTATTTGGTAGGGGAAAAAGGTCCAGAGATGTTTACTCCTGGAGCTACTGGCGGTCAAGTTAGTCCTATAGGTTCTACAAATGTAGTTGTAAATGTAGATGCTTCTGGTTCATCTGTAGAAGGAGATGAACAGCAAGGCAGAGAACTTGGTCGGCTTATCTCAGTTGCAGTACAATCTGAAATATTACAACAAAAAAGACCTGGAGGTTTACTTGCATAATGGCTACGTTTCCAGACATTAAACCTACTTACGGGCAACGTAAAAAATCTAGACCGTTAACTCGTACTGTACGTTTTGCCGATGGATATGAACATAGACTTTTATTTGGTTTAGCTCAACATCAAAATCCAAAAGAATTTAGTTTTACTTTTGAAGTTTCTGAAGCTCAATCAGATGAAATAGAAACATTTTTAGACGCTAGGGCAAACGATAGTGAGAGCTTTACATTTACCCCACCAGGAGAAAGTTCATCTTCTCAATTTGTTTGCGAAGATTGGAGTAAATCAATACCATATAATAATAGAGCTACAATCCAAGCAACATTTAGAGAAGTATTTGAACCAGCATAATGTCAGTAAATCAATCAGTATTCAGCAGCTTACAGGACATCAATCCATCAGCAATTATTGAATTATTTACTCTTCAATTATCTACGGCATTGCATGGTGCTAATACAGTTTACAGATTTCATGCTGGTTCAAGTCTTAACGCAAATGGTCAAATAACTTGGGCTGGAAACGCCTATCTTAGATTTCCTATACAAGCATCAGGTTTTGCTTTTCAAAAAGGACAGTTACCCAGACCCAAGATAATAATTAGTAATGCTACAGGATTAATTTCTGCCATTCTTTTATCTGTTAATGAAACAACCACTGGAAATGATTTAACGGGAGCTACAGTTACACGAATAAGAACATTAGCCAAATTTATTGATGCCGTTAATTTTGCTGACAATACAAACGCAACTGCTGATCCTACGGCTGAGTTTCCCCAGGAAGTTTATGCAATAGATCGTAAATCAGCAGAAACCAGAGAAACAGTTGAATTTGAACTTGCTGCTCCTACAGATCTTGCTGGAGTTCGGATACCTAAACGTCAAGCCACACGTTCAATCTTCCCCTCTATAGGTACGTTCGTTCAATGAGTTGGAAATATAAAGCACTACTTCATGCTCAACGGGAAGACCCTAAAGAGTCTTGTGGTTTGTTATTAAATATAAAGGGAAAGGAAAAATATTATCCTTGTCGAAATTTATCTATGACTGATTATCAGTGTTTTATTATTGATCCAGAAGATTATATAAAAGCAGACAATACAGGCGAAATAATCGGAGTAGTTCACAGTCACCCCATAACACCTCCTACACCTAGTCAGGCAGATAAAATTAGTTGTGAAGACAGTAAACTTCCGTGGTATATAGTAAACCCAAAGACAGAGCAATGGGCATATTTAGAACCATGTGGATACAGACCACCGCTTTTGGGTCGTAAGTGGGTTTGGGGTATTACTGACTGCTGGAGTTTAGTAAGAGATTGGTATAAAGAGGAAAAAAATATTGAATTAAGAGATTGGGATAGACCTACAACACCAGAAGAATTTTTACATAATCCTTTATTTGAAAGTTGTGCCTGGAGAACGGGATTTAGAGAATTAAGGCCAAATGAAACATTAAAGAATGGAGATGTTTTACTTATGAGTATTATGCACCCTACTTTAAATCATGTAGCATTATTTTTTGAAGGAGATGTTATTCATCATTTAACCGATAGACTATCTTGTAGAGAACCTTACTCTGAATGGTTACTAAAATGTACTGGAAAGAGGTATCGTTATGCTTCGTAAAATAAAACTATATGGAGAACTTGCAAAGTTTGTAGGACATAAAGAGTTCGAGGTACAGGTAGACACAGTTGGAAAAGCTGTTAGTTTTTTACTGCATAACTTTCCAGGTATTGAGTCTTATATGAGTCCAAACTATTATCAAGTAAAAGTAGGTAATTATGATGTAGATAAGACTGAAATTTATTATCCTTTGGGCAAAGAAGATATACACTTTACACCTGTAATTAGCGGTTCTGGAGGAAGAGGTTTAGGAAAAGTTTTATTAGGTGCAGTTCTCATAGGTATTGCAATAGCAGCACCAGGAGCAGGATTCGCTTTAGGTAAAGGAGGTTTTGGTTTCGTTGCTACAGGAGGAGCACTAGCTAGTCCTTTTATGGCAGCAGTAGGAAATTTGGGTGTGGCTTTACTTCTTACAGGAGTAAGTGAAATGTTATTTCCTTTACCCGAACCTCAAAAATTTAGTTCAGAGGAAGATCCACAATTATCATTTAATTTTAGTGGAGTGCAAAATACTTCAAGGGCTGGTACTCCCGTTCCAATAGTTTATGGTGAAATAATTACAGGAAGTGTTGTAATAAGTGCAGCGATTGACACTAATCAGGTAGACGCATGACAGACGAAACTAAACTTATTAAAGGTGCTGGTGGAGGTCCACCACCTCCCCCTCCTGCTCCATATCGTGCTCCTGATACTTTACATAGTAGAAGTTTTGCTACTATTCAAGATTTAATTTCTGAAGGAGAAATTGAAGGTTTTTCTACAGCTTCTAAAGAAGGTCTTACAAAAGGGACAACAGCATATAATAACGCTAGTTTGAAAGATATATTTCTTGATGACACCCCAATATTAGATGCTACTGCTGATAGCGGTAATCCAGCCGATACTGATTTTAATTTTCAAGACGTTACATTCCAATCTAAATTTGGAACGTCAAACCAGACTGCAATGACAGGTATGCCTGCTGAGAGCAGATCACCTACGGGTGTTGGAGTTACTGTAACTACCTCTGCTCCTGTTACCAGACAGATTACAAATACAGATGTTGATGTTGTAATTGTTACTTTGACTTGGCCTCAAATACAGGTAGCTGAAGATGATGGAGATTTAAGAGGAGATACTGTTGAATACAAGATACAAATTCAACATGATTCTGGTGGTTTTGTAGACAGAGTGAGTTCTTCTGTTAGCGGTAGAACTGCTGATGCCTATGCTAGAGATCATAGAATTGGATTGGAAAGTAGTTTTACAACAGTAGATATAAGAGTTGTTCGTGTAACAGCAGATAGTACAAGTTCATCAAGAGTAAATGCTTTTCAGTTTACAAGTTTTCAAGAAGTTATCGGTAATACTTCTACTTACCCTAATAGTGCTTATACTTCTCTTCGTTTAGATAGTAAACAGTTTAATCGTATTCCCACCAGGAAATATCGTATTAGAGGAATTAAAGTAAGAATACCAGGTGTCTCTGCTTTAGCTATTACAGCTACATACATACAGTCAGGAACAAATATAACTATTAGTGACGCATCTCATGGATTATCAGTTGGAGACTCAATAGTATTTGATGCGACATCTGGTGCTGGTGCTGATGGTACTTATGTAATACATTCAAAAAGTGATAATCAATTTACATTTACTGTTAGCGGATCACAGACAGTATCAACGTCAAACTGCACATATAAAACTATTCCAACCGCAGATATAGGAACAGGTAGAATAAATTATCCTAATGGCTATGTTTTTAATGGAGTAATGCAGCAAGCAGTTTACACAAACTGTCCAAGTATGTGCTTGCTGGACCTACTTACAAACACTAGGTACGGGCTAGGAGATCATGTTAGCGATAGTAATTTAGATTTATTTAGTTTTGTAGCTGCTAGTAGATATGCGAACGAATTAGTAGACGATGGAGAAGGTGGTACAGAAGCTAGATTTAGTTGCAATGTAAATATTCAAACTCCTAAAGAGGCTTTTGCTGCAATAAGTGAGTTATGTGGTGTTATGAGATGTATGCCAATATGGTCTGCTGGCAGCATAACTATATCTCAGGACAAGGAAACTTCGGCCAGTTATTTGTTTAATTTATCTAATGTAGGAGAAAATGGTTTTTCATATTCGGGAAGTAGTTTAAAAACTAGACATAGCGTTATTTCGGTCAGTTACTTCAACATGGATTCAAAAGAAGTTGATTTTGAAGTAGTAGAAGATGCAACAGCAATATCAAAACTAGGAACAATAGTAAAACAGGTAAAAGCATTTGCCTGTACTTCTCGTGGTCAAGCTGCAAGATTGGGCCGTGCAATTCTTTTCGCTGAACAAAACGAAAGTGAAACAGTTACATTTTCAACTTCTATAGATGCAGGAATCGTAGTGAGACCTGGTTCTGTTATTGCAATAAATGATCCAGTTAGGGCAGGAGCCAGGAGAGGTGGTCGTGTTGTTGCTGCTACTACAACGACTATAACCATTGATGCTTTAAGTGACACTACATTGTCAGGCTTAGATACTTCATTCACTATTTCTGTAATTTTATCTGATGGTACAGTTGAAACAGGTTCTATTTCTAATGTTGTTGGTGCTGTTTTTACTGTAAATAGTGTAACCAAAGCTGATGGTACAACACAATCTGCTTTTAGTTCTGCACCAAACGTAAATTCACCCTATCTATTATCTAGTACAGGTTTACAAACTCAATTATTTAGAGTCATACAGGTTGAAGAACAAGATGACGTTAATTATGTAATCACAGCTTTATCTTATGTAGAGGGCAAGTATGCGTTTATTGAAAATGGTGATCCACTACCTACAAGAACAATATCGTTATTAAATGCACCAGCATCTCCTCCAAGTAACCTGACTGTTAGTGAAAAAATAGTAACTCTTAATAATATGGCTAGAAGTAAACTAATTGTGGATTGGCAGCCTGTAACTGGTGTTACACAGTATCTAGTAAATTATAAATTTGAAGATACAAACTTTATTTCACAAGTTGTATTTAGCAGTGATTTTGAAATTTTAGATAGCAAACGAGGAAGCTATACGATTGAAGTTTATTCTTATAATGCCGCCCTAAATATATCTCCTAACTCTACTGAAATAGTTTTTGTTGCTCAAGGTAAAACTGCTGTACCAGAAAATGTACAGAATCTTACTATTGAATCAATAAACGATCAATTTGTCAGACTAAGATTTACTCAGGCAACTGCTGTAGATGTTCTTCACGGAGGTCGGGTTTACATACGGCATACAAACCAGACAGGAAATAGTGCGACTTTTCAAGCTGCTCAAGACATTATCGAGGCTGTACCAGGTAATGCTACAGAAGCAATCTGTCCAGCACTTCCAGGGTCTTATCTCGTTAAATTTCAAGACGATGGCCTACGTTTTAGCACTACAGAAGCTAAAGTTTCTATAACATTGCCAGAAATATTAGATTCTATAACTGTCAAAACAGATAGAGAAGATACAGACAGCACACCTTTTAATGGAACGAAAAGCAATGTTGTATTTGACTCAACTCTTGGAGGATTGAAACTTACAGATCCTAGCTCAAACGCTACAGGTACTTATGATTTTGTTGATACTCTTGATTTAGGCGGAACATTTTCTCTTACTTTAAAACGACATTTTCAAGGTGCTGGTTTTTATGTAGGAGATCAGTTTGACAATAGAACAGAAAATATTGATACCTGGACAGATTTTGATGGATCAATAGCTAATGATGCAAACGCTGTCTTAGCTGTGCGAACCACCACCGACAATCCTAGTAGTTCACCTACTTATGGTTCGTTTAACACTATGGCAAACGGAATATTTAAAGGTAGAGGATTTCAATTTAGAGCTACTTTGGAAACTGCTGACGTTGCTCAGAATATGAATCTACAGCAACTAGGGTATACTGCAACTCTTCCTTCCAGGACAGAACAATCTGCTGTTATTGCATCTGGAGCAGGAGCAAAAGCGGTTACATTTACAGCACCTTTCTTTGTTGGAACGTCTGGACTTGGTAATCTCAATAACTTCTTACCTTCTGTTAATATTTCTCCACAAAACATGGCTACGGGAGACTTTTTTGAACTTAGTAGTATATCTGGAACTGGCTTTACAGTTCACTTTAAAAACTCAAGTGGTGCTAGTATTGATAGGAACTTTACCTACAGTGCTGTTGGTTTCGGCAAAGGAGGGTAACATGGAAAAAAATAGTATTTAATTGTGGCTGACGTAACGAACTACACTATTGAAAATAACTCAGGTCAAAACGTAAGAATTGATCTGAACGCTGTTTTTGCTGCCATTCAATCTAGTAATTCAAAGTCCACTGATTTAACCAGTAGTCAATGTGTTGCTGGTATGCCTTTTCTTAATACAACCTCAAATATTTTAAAAATAAGAAATTCTGCTAATAATGGATTTACTGAAATTGGAAATATTAACTCAGCAAATCTTGGTTTATTACCCGTTGCTGGTGGAACGATGACAGGTACATTAACAACAGTTGATGTGACGTTTCAAGGAGATAATTACAGTGTTGTATGGGATAAATCAGATGATGCCCTGGAGTTTGCCGACAATGCCAAGTTAGTATTTGGAACCTCATCTGATCTCACTATTAGTCATTCTGGATCTAATTCAGTATTTAATGAAACGGGTACGGGTAATTTACAATTACAACTAGGAGGATCTACAAAGTTTGAAGTTGTATCAGGCGGTGTTTCATTAACAGGTGGAGCAGCTTCAAACATCACAGCTTTATCTGATGGTGCGACAATTACTATTGATATGGCTACTGCCTGTCATCATTCTGTTACTTTGGGTGGCAACAGAACCTTTGCTGCACCTAGCAATCAAGTAGTAGGACAGAGTGGATCTATATTTATTACGCAAGATGGGACAGGATCAAGAACTGCAAGTTTTAATAGTGCCTTTAAATTTATAGGTGGAGTTGCACCTAGTTTAAGTAGTGCAGCTAATGCGACTGATAGAATTGACTATATAATAAAGTCAAGTAATGTTATTCAATGTGCTGTATCTTTAGATATTAAATAAAATGGCAATTATTCCTGGAAAAAAGAATTTTAAAGTTGAAAGGAGAGCAGATTTTCCTATAAAACTTACATTTAAGGATTCTACTGGATCGGCAATAAATTTAACTGGATATACTGTAGCTGCACAGGTTTACGATGAATCACGCACCACAAAATATGCTGATTGGGCTATAACTTATACAGATAGAGCTAATGGAATTATTGATATGAATTTATCTGACACTGATACTGCAAACTTTAGTCCAAGTATTTTATTTTATGACGTATTGTTAACAGATGGATCGGGTAGCAAAAACTATTATTTAGAGGGTAAACTATTTGTAAGTGAAGGTTACACAGCATGAGCAACCCTAATTCTGTAACTGTAAGTCAGGTTTCTGATGTAACTACAGTTGAAATTACAACCCAGGGGCCACAAGGTCCAGCAATTTCTGGTGTTAATTTTGATATTTCTGGAAAAGTTGATGACGCAGTTCTGTACTATCACGCTGCTTCTGATACCATAAAAGCAGATAACACCACTACTAAACTTACACTCGTTGACGGAGGAAACTTCTAATGGCAAATACAATTAGAATTAAAAGATCTACTGGATCATCAAACCCAACGTCATTAGAAAATGCTGAAATAGCTTTTAGAGAAGGTGATGAAGTATTAGTTATTGGTAAAGGAACTGGAGGATCAGGAGGATCTGCTACAAGTATTGAAGCTATTGGTGGTAAGGGAGCATTTTTTGATAAAGCAACAACTAGAAACGCAAATATTGTATTAGCTGGTCCTACAACTGGAAGTGCTGCTGCACCTACATTTAGGTCACTTGTAGTCGCAGACGTTCCAACGCTAACTTCAGCGAAGGTGTCTGATTTCGATACACAGGTAAGAACTTCCAGGTTAGATCAAATGACAGCCCCTTCTGCTGCCGTATCTTTGAATAGTCAAAAAATAACAAACTTAGCAGACCCAACTGCTGATGCTGATGCTGCAAATAAAGGATATGTAGATGGAGTTGCACAAGGATTAGATATAAAAGAATCCTGTCAGGCAGCAACAACAGCTAATATTTCTAATATCTCACAATCTCTTAATAATGGAGACACAATAGATGGAGTTACTCTTTCAACTAATGATCGAGTATTAGTTAAAGACCAAAATACAGCTTCAGAAAATGGTATTTATAAAGTTGGAGCTTTACCAGCAAGGGTTGATGACTTAGCTGCTGGGGCTGATGCGTCAGGAGCATTTACTTTTGTTGAATCTGGAACTGTTAATGGAGATAATGCGTTTGTTTGTAGTTCTGATAAAGGATCAGCAGTTGTTGGTACAAATAACCTGACTTTTGTTCAGTTTTCGGGTGCTGGTCAGATAACAGCAGGAAATGGTTTAGAAAAATCTGGTAACACGTTATCTGTTGATCTTAAATCAAATGGTGGACTTGTTATTGAATCTGCTGAAATCGCTGTTGATCTTGCTGCTAGTTCTATAACAGGAACTTTAGCAATTTCTGATGGTGGTACAGGTGCAACAAGTGCCTCGGCTGCGAGGACAGCTTTAGGATTAGCAATTGGAACAAATGTCCAGGCTTTTGATGCACAGCTTAGTGATATAGCTGGTTTGACTCCAACAGATAGCAATTTTATCGTTGGAGATGGATCTAATTTTGTTCTTGAATCTGGAGCTACAGCTAGAGCATCTTTAGGAGCACAGGCATCTGCAACAGATTTAACAAACTTATCTTCCTGTCAATCAGGTGGATCTGCTGCTTTAGCTGCTTTAACCTCAACAGAAATCGGAATATTAGATGGAGCAACTGTTACAACTGCTGAATTAAATTTAATTGATGGTGGAACGTCAGCTACTTCAACTACTTTGGCAGCAGCAGACAGATTTCTTTGTAACGATGCTGGAACTATGAAACAAGTTGCATTATCTGACCTGGTTACATTTTTAGAAGATGAAAGTGCTTCTAGTTTCAATATTGATGGAGGATCATACTAGAAACTAAACATTAGGAGGGCTAATCAATGGCAAACACAATCAGATTAAAACGAGCAAGCGGTAGCGATCCAGGTGCTAGTGATCTTGTAACAGGTGAATTAGCTGTAAGAACTGATACTGGTAAATTATTTACAAAAAAAGATGATAATTCTGTAACTGAAATTGGAGTTACTGCTAACGCTGCGACTGCAACAAAACTTGAAACAGCAAGAACTATTGCAGGAGTTAGTTTTGATGGGTCAGCAAACATATCTCTTAATAATAATGCGATCACTAATGGAGCAGGGTACATAACTGCGACTCTGACCAATGAGCAAGTCCAAGATATTGTTGGAGGTATGCTTACTGGCAATACTGAAACAGGTATAACAGTAACGTACCAAGATGGCGATGGCACTATAGACTTTTCTGTTGCATCACAAACTGACAATAATTTTACTAATGCAGACCATACTAAATTAGATGGAATTGAAAGCAATGCGACCGCAGATCAAACCGCAGCAGAAATCAAAACATTATTAGATTCTAATCAACTAGAAACGGCACAAATAGCTGACGATGCAGTTACAGGAGCAAAAATAGGTCACAGCACAGTTGCAGCTGTAAATTTACAAACTGATGCAGTTGAGACAGCTAAAATACTCAATGACGCTGTAACATACGCCAAGATACAGAATGTATCAGCTACAAACCGAATTTTAGGCAGAGATTCTAGTGGTGCAGGAGTAATAGAAGAAATAACTCCAGCTAATCTTCGCACTATGCTTAATGTTGCTGATGGTGCTACTAATGTCACTAACACTAATCAGCTTACAAATGGTGCTGGTTTTATTACTGCGACTCTTACTAACGAACAAGTCCAGGACATCGTTGGAGGTATGGTTTCTGGCAACACTGAATCTGGTATTACTGTCACATACCAAGATAGTGATGGTACGTTAGACTTTTCTGTTGCTTCTCAAACTGATAATAATTTTACAACTACATTAAAAAATAAATTAGACGGAATTGCATCGGGAGCCACAAATGTCACTAATACGAACCAGTTAACTAACGGAGCAGGGTTTATAACCTCTGCTGATGGAGGAAATGCAGCAACTTTGGATAGTATTGATTCAAGTCAATTTTTAAGATCAGATGCTGCTGATACTGCTACTGGCTTGTTAACTTTGTCAGGAGGTATTGCTGTATCAGGAAGAGTATCTGCACCAAATATAAATTCACTTAATGGTGGAACAGTAACTATAGATTTTACTGCTTCAAATCATCATGCCGTTAACTTAAATCAAAACAGCACTTTAACTCATACTGGAACATCGGATACTATTGGACAATCAGGTTCAATATTTTTAACACAAGATGGCACTGGTTCCAGGACACTTTCATTTAATTCGGCTTATAAATTTGCTGGCGGGACCGCACCTAGCCTATCGACATCAGCAAATGCTACTGATAGACTAGATTATGTTGTAAAAGCATCAAATGTAATTCATGCTGTTGTTTCTTTAGATGTAAAATAGATGGCTTTATTTGACACAATTCGAGCAGGAGCATCAGGAGCAGGGGGTGACTATGAAGTTGAAAGAAGTATTAGGTTAAATCGCAGTGATAGTTCATATTTACAAATAAGTAGATCAAGTGATGGTAATAGAAAAAAATGGACATTTAGCACTTGGTTAAAAGTTGCAAAGCATGGCGATGATTTAAGACCAATTTTTGCTTTTAATGGAACAGGAAATAACAGAGAAAATTTTGCTTTTGAATCTAATGGAAAATTAGCTTATCAATTAAGAGTAAGTGGTTCAAGCAAAGCACAAATTGTAACTAATTTTCAATTTAGAGACCCAACTGCCTGGTATCATATTGTGCTTATATGGGATAGTGATAATGGAACTTCGGCTGACAGAGCAATTATTTATGTTAATGGGGTAAGGCAAGAAGTTACAACATTTATAACGCCAGCGTCAGGCTCCTCAACTTTTATAAATTCAACAACAACTCACTATATAAATCACGATGCACACTGGTCCTCTGGTGATTATGGATATGCTGAAACTTATTTTATTGATGGACAAGCCTACGATCCAACTTACTTTGCAGAATCAGATACAGACACAGAACAATGGGTTCCTAAAAAATATACAAGTGGTTTTTCGGGTAATAGTTTTTATTTAGCTTATACGGACAATTCAAACAATACAGCCACAACCATAGGTAAAGATTATAGCGGTTTAGGAAACAATGTAACTCCTGTTAATGTTTCTGTTGCTGCATGGCCTGATAATGATTCTTTGGTTGATACACCAACAAACAATTTTGCTACTTTAAATACTTTAGATAAGCATGGAAATGTTGATACGGCAAATGGCAATTTAGAAACTGCTTCATCAACAGGTGGTAATCATTTTCCTATCTTTACTGCCATGTCAATGCGTGGTGGTAAGTATTATCTGGAATATAAATGTCTTAATGGCGATAACGGAATGATAATGTCGATAATGAATATTGAGCATGATGGAGGTTCATTAGCTACCGACTCAACTCCTGGTAACAATGCTTCTGCCGTTAATAAAGTTGGTTTTGGGTTACTTGTTGGAAGTGGTAGAACTTCTCATAATGGTACGCTTTCAAGTCCTGGTGCTTATGGCTCGGCTTTAGCAGTTAACGAAGCTGAGACAGGAATGTGTGCTGTTGATTTAGATAATGGAAAAATATGGTGGGGAAAAGAAGGAACTTTCTTTAATAGTGGAGATCCAGCAAACGGAACTAATGCTGCCTTTACAACTATTGATACTGACACTACTTGGAATTTTTGTTTTCATGTATTAAATAACAATAATTTGGCACTTAATTGGGGTCAACATGGTTATAGCTTTACTCCACCTACAGGTTTTGGTCGTTTATGTACTGCTGATTTGCCAGATGTAGATATTAAAAATCCAACAGCCCACCATGAAACTATTTTATATTCTGGTACAGGTAGTTCAAACTCAATAACAGGTTTAGATTTTTCTCCTGATCTAGCTTGGGTCAAACGAAGAAATACAAGTGGGCATCATCATCTATTAGTAGACACAGTAAGAGGGGGTGATAAGAGTGTATCAACTAATTTAACTGACGCTGAAAACAGCAATGCTAATAGAAGCATGACTTTTAATTCTAATGGTGTGACTTGGAACTCAAATACAGGAAATGCTAATGCTTCGGGTGGTACTTATGCTTTATGGAATTGGAACGGAGGAAGTTCAACTGTCACAAATACTAGCGGATCAAGAACAACGCAAGTAAGAGCGAATCAAACCTGTGGTTTTAGTATTCTCACCTTTAATTACGGTTCTGGATCACAAACTTTAGGTCATGGTTTAGGTAAACCACCTCAATGGATTATGGGAAAAACTTTAGATAATAGTACTGCATGGGTTATTTTTCATAAAAGCACTGGGGCAAATAAGTGGTTCAATTACAATACAAGTCCAGCTAACAGTGGTAACGCAGTATGGGATAATTCAATGCCAACCAGTACATTAATAAATTTAGGAACTGGTATGAGTAATCAAGGCGATGCTGTTTTTTATGCTTGGTCTGAAATTGTTGGTTTTAGTGCTTTTGGTCGATATATTGGAAATGGATCAACTAACGGCCCATATGTTCATACAGGTTTTCAACCAGCATGGTTAATGTATAAAAACGTAAGTCAAAATGGTGGTCAATGGTTTATTCGTGATAATAAAAGACAAACAGGCAATCCAAATAATGCAAGTTTAGCAGCAGAAAGTTCTGGTTCTGAAACTGAAAGCAGTCTTGTTGATACTGACTTCCTTTCAAATGGTTTTAAGTTGCGAGAAACAAACGAAGGCACAAATAATAACGGAATAGAATATATATTTATGGCTTTTGCAAAACACCCTGTTAAATATACAAGAGCAGTGTAATATGTAGTTATGGCTTACAAATTAAACGGAAACACACTACCAATAGACAAACCATTTAGTGTTGGTAATACAAACTATCCAGCTAATTGGTTAAAATTATCCACTGCTGATGATCGTGCAGCTATTGGTATTACGGAAGAGGCTGATCCAGTTTACAAAGATCAGCGTTTTTACAATATTGATGGAAGTGCAAAAGAAATGGAAGATAAAAATGCAGTAGATCAGAATGGTGATCCAGTATTAGACTTAAATGGTAATCAAGCTGTAGATTTGGGTTTGAAGTCTATATTTAAAAACCAGGAAAAGTATACAGCACAAAGTTTACTTAATAAATATGATTGGCAAGTTGTTAGAAAAGCTGAAAAAGGAACTGCAATGGATTCTGATATTGTCACATATAGAGATGGTATTCGTGCAGCTTATGAAACAAGAAAAACAGAAATTGATGCGTGTTCAGATGTAGCAGCGTTAGAAACTTTGTTTGGTGCTACTTATGATTCTGAAGGTAATTGGGTAAAACAAAACATGACACAATATCCCGATGATCCAAGAAGAGTTCCATGAAAAATTTAATTGAAAAACAGTTAGTTGAATGGAGAGAAGAACTTTCTAAGCAAAGGCAAAAACAATCACAAGCTCAAAAAGTTTTACAGGAAACTAATCAAGCTATTTTGTTGCTTGAGGGCGGTTTACAGGCGAAAGAGTTGTTGTTGAAAAAGATCGAGTCATCAAACCAGCCAACAAGTACAGTGGAGCGAGGCCCACAATCAGGAAAAGCACCATCAAAGAAATAGGTGCTAAAGCCTTTATTAATGCTTCTTTAATCATGTTTCAAAAGATCGCAAATTGTTTAAGTATCATCTCATTCCTAATGGTAGCTTCCATGACTGCTACAGGAGTAATAGGTTACAGGTATGTAACTTCAGAAAATTTCAAGTCTCAAGTTATGAATGAGATTCTTGCAAATGTACAGGGTGCTATGCCAAAAGTATTAGATAATGTAATACCTGGATCAACAGGTCCATCTATACCTTTACCTAAAAAATGAATTGTTACTGGTGTGATGCTGAATTAATACCAAGTGGAGATATTGATGTTGATGAATCTATGGGAAATCTATACCCTGAGTTTTCTGTACGCACAAGTTTAAGTTGTCCCAGGTGTTACTCGGAAGTAGAAGTTTTGAAGAAAAGAGATGCCTACGACTGAAATACCTCGTTTTCAAATAAATGAGATTCAGATACACGAAATACCCATATGGAAGTTCAATAATCCAGTAGTAAACTACATAAATAAACCTGTTGTAGATATTCCAGGTTGTGTAAGAGTTCATAGAAATAATTTAACTAGCCTTATTGACAACCCTAAAGATGAATATGGAACATATACAGAATGTGGTAACTTCAGTATTCCTAGTTTTGAACCTTTGGAGTATAACCCCAACGAATTTAAGTACACGCAAGCCGAAACCGCCAATCAAACAGAAGAATTTGTACCACCAACAGTAGAACCACCCAAATACGAACCAAAAAAGAAAGAAGATAAACCACTTTTCGTTGAGTGCCCTGGACCGAATGACCAAAGAGTGGGCCAATATGCTTCAGAGTTTAAACTGGAACGGGTATCTGGTCATTTAAGAAGTAAAGATGGTAGTAAGTGCATAACGCTTTATGAAGACGTTAAATTCATCGAGCAATACATACCGAATCCTCCACAGCTTGTTAGCACTGCTGTTATTGCTACTGTTGCTGCCTCTACTCCACTACTGCTTAATATTGTCAAACCCTTAGTAAAAAATCTATTTAAGAAGCTGACAAAGAAGAAAGATAAGGTAGAATAATTATCCGTAGATAAGTGTAATACCCGTGACTTATCTACTGACCTATTTTTAGTTCGTGAGTATGCGGTATAACTTGATTTGGCTTTGGAGCGATACGCACCCCATCACATAATTTTGCGTACTCACTTTTGGGATCAAAATAAATTCCAGCTAACATCAACTCTCCGCAATTTTTCAAACGGGCTATTTCATAGTTGAGCATTTTTGCATTTAGTTCTTGTTTTTGTAATTTTATTTGTGTGTTAGCTGCATTGAGGCAAGAGTCTTGAAATCTTTTATCTAACGGGATATTAAACGTAAATGCAAATCCAAAATTAAGTCCTAAAGAATCCTTGTTACCACTATAGTTTTCTTGATAGTAGAGTACGTTCCCTGGATTATCGGGCACGTTGTCATTATTATTGTCTGTGTTGTCGTACACGGGCGTATGGTAAATGTAATCCTGTGGCCTTCTTTGATTAAATGTTGTGGTCACGAAGGGGCTAAATCCCATCTGTGGGCCAGAACAAACTATCCCATTTCCGTACTGATTTTCTACCATTGGCCCGCCCAAAACCTGTGTGGCGAAGTTTGACACGCTTGATGAACTCTGGGCTACAGGTGCTGCTGTATTGGAGGTGTTAGCAAATACAGGATTACTTATAAGACTTATTGCGAGAAGATAGTTGTGGTATCTGTGACGCTTGTGCTTTCTATGGTTCGGGTTATGTCGGTTACGGATTCTAAACCAGGTGCTTGATAAACTTCTGTAAATTGAAAAGCATCTCCCTGATTTGTTTGAGTCCAGTTTGGTCTTTGATCTAGATT